TCAAGCGAGTTGCGGTGGGTGCCGGGCATGAGCGCTTCAAAGACGCGCCAAACAAGAACGAACACTCGCACATTGGCGACTCATTTGGCTACTTGATGCTGGGCGGTGGCGAATACAACCGCATGACGCGCACGCACCAGCTGGGTGGCCGCGCTCCTGGCATGGCCACAGCTGTTTTGGACTTCGATATCTTTTCATGACCGACCTGATTGACACCGTCAACGAAAAGCTGGCCTGCACGGGCATCTACTTTGAGCCGATTACCGATTGGCACATTGAGCGGCTGTCTGAATACGTCAGAACACCTTGGCCCATCGATCCGCTAGACACCATTCACTTCAACATGGAGCGCGGCCCAAGTGGTGCCCTATACTTCAACGGCAAAATGCTTGGCATCATCGGTGTGGCTGTGCTTTGGAAGGGTGTCGGTGAAGTGTGGACGATCATCGACGACAGCATCAAGCACAAGTACAAGCGCCAGTTGGTTGTCGGTGTGAGAACTGCCCTTGATATCGCTCAGATATCACTTGCTTTGACCCGTGTACAAGTAGCAATAGAATCTAATGAAAATTATTCGCAGAGCTGGCCGCTGGCGCTGGGTTTCACCCTTGAAGGCGTGATGCGCAACTTCGGTATGGACGGCTCAGATTACACACTTTATGGGAGGATCAGATCATGCCAGCACCAATCGTCGCAGCGTTGATCGGAGCGGGTGCCACAGCCTACGCTGTGAACCGCTCAACAAGCGCACAAAACAAAGCCAGAGCGCAAGCTTCAGAAGCGTCTGCCGCAGCCATTGCGGCTGCAACCAAAGCGCGTGAAGAGGCTGCCTCACAAGCAGCTGCTGCACGCGCAGCAGCTGCTGCGGAAGCAGAAAAGACCAGAATTGCCGCTATGACCGAGGCTGAAAAGAACCGCGCAGCTGCTGCGGCACAGGCTGAAGCATCCAGGCTAACTGCAGCAGAACAAGCCAAGCTAACACGCGATCAGCAGACAGCATTAGCAGCCCAGCAAGGTCAATTGACAATAGAGCAGATTGCAGCTCAAAGAGAGGCTTCAGCATCTGCCATGGCCCAAGCTCAACTTAGCGCTTCGCAGCAAGCGGAGATGATGAGGAGCTTGACGGCTCAACAAACTGCCTCTGCAGAAGCCGCCAAGGCTCAGCTTTTCCAGCAGCAAAAGCAGTATCAAGAGCAAAAAACCTCAATGGAGAAGCAGGCCAAAGACCAGGCTGCTTCGCTCGATGCTGAACGTCGCAAGATCGCTGAGCGCGAATCTGCGCAGATGACCGCACGACGCCGAGCTGGTCGCCGCTCCTTGCTATCAACCGCTAGGATTAACCCAGAGCTTGGCCTGGCACCAGCAGCCAATGACGAAAACCAGCTGAAGACGCTGCTGGGAGCTTGACATGGCAGTCATCAAGCCTGTCAACAGTGTTTTTGAAGAGATCGATGGCCAGCTGATCTCGCCCCTAAGTGACGGCAACTCAAACCCATTTGTTTCGACTGCCAGCGAAGGGGACAACGCTGCCGGATTTCAAGCAGAACTAGATCGACTTGCTGCTGAAAACGAGGCCAAGATTAGGGCAGAGGACGAAGCTGCTGCGGCCAAGCTGAAAGCTGAGAACGATGCAGCACTGGCCAAGCTCCTGGCTGACGAAGAAGCATTCAAGAAGCAACAATCTGATCTTGACGCATCGACTAAAGCGCAACTTGAAGCGCAGGCCAGAGCCGATGCCGACGCATTTGCAAGAGCGCAAGGTGAAATTGCCGCCATGGTTGCAGCTGAACAGCAACGAATGGACGAGACAGCAGCTGCATACCAAGCCCAGCAAGCCGCTGCGCAAGCTGCTGCAGCTCAAGCAACCAGAGAGGCTGAAGCTGCTCAAGCAGAGATTGCTAGGCAGCTTGCCGAAACGCAGCGAATTTCTACGGAGATGGCCGCAAAGTCTAAGTCAGAAACGGAAGCCATACAGCGCACCTCTGCAGCCAAGATCGCGGGAAGCCGCAAAGCTGGCCGCTCAGCAGGTGATCGCTCATTGCTGGCAGGCTACGGCGCAGCTGACACTGGCGCGCCAACGCTTGGCGGTGGTGGCAGCCTTGGTGGCAAACGCGGTAGTTTAGGCATATCAGGAATACTAGGAGTATGACCATGAAAAAAGAAGTGTGGGATAAACCGAGGCCCAAAGAGTTGGGAAAGTCAAAAGAGCTGTCTTCTTTGGAAAAGCGTAATGCCATGCGACGTGCAGCGAAAGCTGGCAGGCCGTACCCCAATTTGGTTGACAACATGGCTGCAGCCCGCGACAAAAAATGAGCAAGTACAAAGACCCCGAAGGCGGTCTGACCGAAGCCGGCAGGCGCAAGTTTGAATCGTCAGGCGAGAGCAAGAATCTCCAGCCAGGCGTGAAAGACAGCGCGCCAAGCGGTGAGCGTGCTAGGCGCAAGGGGTCATTCTTGACCAGGTTCTACACCAACCCAAGCGGGCCGCTGGTCAACGACAAGGGCGAGCCGACCAGGCTTGCGCTGGCAGCCAATGCATGGGGTGAGTCTGTGCCCCGCACTCAGGGAGCTGCCGCACGTCTGGCCGCTAAAGGTCGCAATTTGCTTGAAAAGTACAAGCTAGAAAAGGAATGACATGGAATACGCAAACAACGCCAAGGGCGGCAAGCGTTTAACGCCCGAAGAGATCATCAAGCGCCAATCGCTGGCGCAGACAAAGAAAGATGAGTTTCAGCAGCTCTACCAGGATGCCTATGAGTTTGCTCTGCCCCAGCGCCAGCTGTATGGCGTTTGGGAAGGTGGTGCTGTTGGCGCCAAGAAGATGCAGCGCGTCTTCGACAGTACAGCAATCAATAGCACCCAACGGTTTGCTAACAGACTGCAGTCGGTGGTGTTCCCACCGCAGCGCCGCTGGTGCCGCTTGGAGCCGGGTCTTGATATTCCAATGGATCGCAAGCCACAAGCCCAGGCCATCCTTGAGCTGTACGGCGAGAAGATGTTTGCCATCTTGCGTCAGTCTAACTTTGACATTGCCATGGGTGAGTTCTTGCTCGACCTGGCGGTGGGCACTGCTTGCATGATGGTGCAGCCAGGCGACGACGTGAACCCGATCAACTTCATCCCCGTGCCGCTGTTCCTGGTGAGCTACGAGGAAGGCGCCAATGGCCAGGTGGACAACGTCTACCGCCGCATGCGCTTGAAGGGTGAAAGCATCCAGCGTCAGTGGCCAGATGCTGACATTCCACAAGAGATGCAGCGCCGCATCGCTGACAAACCAACTGATGACATCGAGCTGCTTGAGGCCACGATCTATGACGCAACACGCGGTGACTACTGCTACCACGTCATTGACAAGGTCAGCAAGGCAGAGTTGGTCTACCGTCGCCGAAATGTCAGCCCCTGGGTAATCTCGCGTTACATGAAGGTGGCCGGCGAAATCTACGGTCGCGGCCCGCTCATGACCGCTCTGCCCGACATCAAGACGCTAAACAAGACCATTGAGCTGCTGCTAAAAAACGCATCGCTTGCAGTCTCTGGCGTCTACACCGCTGCCGATGACGGCGTGCTCAACCCCAACACGGTCAAGATCGTGCCAGGCGGCATCATCCCCGTTGCGCGCAATGGGGGCCCACAAGGCCCATCGCTCATGGCCCTGCCCCGTTCTGGCGACTTTAATGTGTCGCAGCTGGTGATCAACGATCTGCGCGGTAACGTCAAGCGCATCTTGCTGGACGAATCCCTGCCCCCAGAGAACATGAGCGCCAGGTCTGCCACCGAGATTGTCGAGCGCATGAAGGAGCTGTCGCAAAACCTGGGCAGCGCGTTTGGCCGACTGATCAACGAAACCATGATCCCCGTGGTCACGAAGATTTTGGAAGTCATGGATGAGCGCGGCATGATCGATCTGCCTTTGCGGGTCAATGGCCTGGAGGTCAAGGTGTCTCCCACCTCACCGCTGGCCAACGCCCAGGCAATGGACGAAGTCAACGCGGCGCTGCAGTTTGCCCAGATCACCCAGCAAATGGGTGCCGAAGGTCAAGTGGCCGTCAAGTTTGGCGACATGATCGACTACCTGGGCGACAAGCTGGGTGTGCCTGCTTCGCTTCGCAATAGCGCTGCAGAGCGTGCGTTTGCCATTGAGCAGCAGCAAGCTCAGCAGGCCCAGGCCATGGCAGCTCAAATGGCCATGCAGCAGCAGGGCATGGCACCGCCTGGTCAGCCTGCCTTGCCGGCACCGCAGGGAGCGCCCGCATGAGCTGGGACGAACTCGAAGCCATCGGCCAGGTCGATATTCGCGAAGCCAACCAGCAACGCGATGACCTGGCGCGCCTAACACTTCGCGTGTTTTCGACCGAGGACGGCAACAAGCTGCTGACCTGGTTGCGCGACATGTATGTGAATGTGCCCATCGCCGTGCCGGGCACAGACCCGTCCCATGCGTTCTTTGCCGAAGGGCAGAGAAACGTGGTTCGGGACATCGAGGCGCGGATTAATCAAGCAAGGAAACTATGACGACCGAAACCGAAACCAATGTCGAGCCCAGTTCTGGCCTACTCGACAGCGTGCAGGTGGCAGACGAAAGCAAGACAGAGAACCCGCAAGCTGTTGAGATCGACCACAAAACGACCACAGCAATTGACTTGGCACCAGGCACCATTCCTGGCACGCCAAAAGAACGCCCGGAGTGGTTACCAGAGAACTTCTGGAACCAGGATAAGGGCGAAGCCAACATGGAGGCCATGGCCAAGTCCTATGCTGACTTGCGCAAAGTGGTCAGCCAGGGCAAGCACAAAGCCCCAGAAGGCGGCAAGTACGACACCAGCGTTTTTAAGACGCAAGATGTTGACAACGACCCATTGGCCAAAACGTATGTCGGCTGGGCTCAGAAGTACGGTATCAGCCAGGTGGCCTTTGATGAGCTTGCACAGAACGTCAACCAGATGGCTGATGAGATGGCTGGACCACCTATAGATACCCAAGCAGAAATGAAGTCTCTTGGCCCCAACGCCAACGCCGTGGTCAACGGCATGGTAGATTGGGCACGCGGCCTGGTTAATAAGGGCGTGTGGAGCAAGGACGACTTTGAAGAATTTAAAATCATGGGCGGCACAGCTCGCGGCTTGGGCGCTTTGATGAAAGTGCGTTCAGCCTATGAAGGCCGGGTGCCAATTGAGGTTTCACCGATGGAAGGCGCTCCCAGCAAGGAAGAGTTGTACCAGATGGTCAATGATCCCAAGTACAAAACCGATGCTGCTTACCGCCAGAAAGTGGAGCGAATGTTCCAGCAGCACATTTCCTGATCTCCTTGAGGTTGCCATTTTGACCCAGCTTCGGCTGGGTCTTTTTTATTTGTCAAGCACGATTTGCATTTTGTACAAATAGTCATACAATCGCGACCAAGGCATACCAGGTAACTGGCCCTTACCGCAGTGGATGCTGACGATTGGCTGCCGTAAACAGCAAGCATTCGGCCCAGGCAACTGGATAACCGGCGCGAGAACCAAACCGTTTTTTTAAACAACCGAGGAAAATATCATGAGCATTTCATTAAGCAATGCCTTTGTTACTCTCTTCGATGCTGAGGTAAAGCAAGCCTACCAAGGTAAGGCAATGCTGGTTCCTGCCGTACGTCAGCGTCGTGGAGTCGAAGGCTCAACCGTTAAGTTTCCAAAAGTCGGCAAGGGTGTTGCAACCCCCCGCGTTGGTCAAACTGATGTCACACCATTGAACGTGGGTTTCAGCTCTGTCACTTTGACATTGTCTGATTTCAACGCAGCGGAGTACAGCGACATCTTCTCCCAAGCTAAGGTCAACTTTGACGAGCGCCAAGAACTGGTGCAAGTCGTGGCCAGCGCCATGGGCCGTCGCCAAGATCAAATGATCTTGGATGCACTTGCAGCTTCCAGCACTGCGCTGACTGTTGCAAACAGTATTGGTGGTTCAAACACCAACTTGAATGTGGCTAAACTCCGCGCAGCTAAGCGTTTGCTCGATAAGAACAACGTGCCTGCTGACGGTCGTCACATCATCATCCATGCAAATGGTTTGGATAGCCTCTTGGGCGAGACAGCCGTGACCAGCTCTGACTTCAACACAGTCAAGGCTTTGGTTCAAGGCGAGATCAACACCTTCTTGGGCTTCATGTTCCACACAATGGGTGACCGCAGCGAAGGTGGCTTGCCCATCGACGGTTCTTTGGATCGTACTTGCTACGCCTTTCACTCTGCAGCCGTTGGCTACGGTGAAGGCATCGGCATGCGCACAGAGATCAACTACATCCCCGAGAAGACCAGCTGGTTGGTTAACGAAGTGTTTAGCGCTGGCGCCATCGCCATCGACGCTGAAGGCATCGTTCAACTCACTTGCCGCGAATCTTGATCTTAAAAGGAGCATGAATCATGGCTTATTCTTCTACCGGCTTCAACGCCATCGGCGGCCAGTCTAAATCTGGCAACGCTCCATCGATCTACACATACGCATCTGCTGACGCTCAGTCAGTGATTCGTGCGTCTGGATACTTTAACTCCATCTCGACCATCCTTAAAGTTGGCGACATCATTTTTTGCTACTCCGCAACGGGTGGCACTCCTGTGATGTCAACAGCCTATGTTGTCAGCAACGCTTCTGGCGTGGTTGACATCACTGATGGCGTGACAGTGACAGCAACTGACACCGATTAATCGGATCAGGTAACACGACGGGCCAACTTCTGATCACTCGGAGGTTGGCCCTTCTCACATTGAGAGGTTCACATGGCTTCTGGAGACACTGGCGTTTCAATCTGCTCTGATGCCCTGCTGATGCTGGGTGCAAAAGCAATCACGTCATTTAATGATGGCACCGATGCGGCCAGCGTTTGTGACCGCCTATACCCCGACATCCGCGACTCGGTGTTGACCACTTACCCGTGGACATTTAACACAAAGAAAGTTCAGCTGGCTCAGCTGATCACCACCCCAAATTCTGTCTGGCGCTACGAATACCAGCTGCCAGGTGATCGGCTTGGCACCGTGCGAGCTGCTTATGCAACAGCAGCGCAAAACGCCTACCCAAACAAAGACTGGGAAATTCAGGGCGACAAGCTGCTGACCAACCTGCCGGCTGTTTACTTGGACTACCAGTACAGCCTGGGCGAGTTTGCAATGCCGCAATACTTTGTGCAGCTGCTCAAGTACATGATGTCCTGGCACTTGGCCATGCCGATCACAGAACAAAGCGACCGTGCCCAATACTGGCAAGGCGTTGCTGTTGGTAGCCCTGCTGAAAATGGCCGTGGTGGCTACATGCGCACTGCGATGAACATCGATGGCCAGGGCACACCAACCCGCGTCATTGAAGACTTCAGCCTGATTGCTGTGAGAAACTGATGCCGCGCTTTGTTGACATTCAAACCAACTTCAGCACGGGCGAGCTTGATCCGCTGCTGCGCTCGCGCATTGATCTGGCTCAGTACAACAACGCGCTGGCCAAGGCCACCAATGTTCTAGTGCAGCCACAAGGTGGCATTCGTCGCCGTCCTGGTCTGAAGCACATTGCTGAGCTGCCAAATTCTGCAGCCAACGGCGTGCGCCTGGTGCCATTTGAATTCAGCGTTGACGACAGCTACATGCTTTGCTTTGTCGATCAGCGCATGTATGTGTTTAAAGACGGCGTGCAAATTACAGCCATTAACGGTGGCGCCAACCCATATCTAACGACTAGCATTACCAGCGCGATGCTCAACCAGCTCAATTGGACGCAGTCGGCTGACACCATGTTTATCGTTCACCCAGACCTGGAGCCTGCCAAGCTGGTGCGCGGCGGTTCTGATTCGAGCTGGACAATTAGCACAGTTACATTTGACAACGTCCCTAAGTACGCTTTTAATTTAGACTCGCACACCAACAACTCAGAAACGCTGACCCCGTCAGCTGTCAGCGGGAATATCACGCTGACTACCACCAGTTCAAAACACGACACTGGTACAGCCCAAGCTGGAGCTAGCACCACCATTACCCTCAAATCGTCATCCAGCTCCACGGACGATTACTACAACGGTTTATATATCACAATCACTGGTGGCACCGGCAGTGGTCAGATTCGAATCATTGAGGACTATGTTGGCTCGACCAAGGTGGCCACCGTTGACAGGGTCTGGACGACAACGCCCGACAGCACCAGCACATACAGCATCACCAGCTTCACAACTGAATCGGTCAACCAGTACATCAACGCGCAACCCCAAGGTCGCGCCCGCATTGTGCGGTATGTTTCTGCCACGGTGGTTGAGGCCGTGACCGAGTACCCGTTCTTTAGCTCCGCAGCAATTGGCGCGACGCGATGGGAAATTGAACATGGATACGAGGATGCATGGTCAAGCACGAAAGGCTGGCCGCGCACAGTGACATTCCACGAAGGCCGCCTGTACTTTGGCGGCAGCAAGTCTAGGCCCAGCACTATCTGGGGCAGCAAGATCGGCATCTTTGATGCGTTTTTGCCAACCGAGGCATTTGATGACGATGCTGTTGAGGCGACTCTGGACACCAGTTCACTCAACGTAATTGTTGACATGATCTCTGGCCGTGACCTGCAAGTGTTCACCACCGGCGCTGAGTTCTATGTGCCGCAGGCTGGCACAGAACCGATCACACCGCTGACGCTAACATTCAAGGGCGTGAGCCGCAACGGAACCAAGACTGGAACCCGCGTGCAGTCGCTTGAGTCTGGCACGGTCTACATTCAGCGCCAGGGCAAGTCGATTAATGAGTTCCTGTTCTCTGACACGCAGCTGACGTATGTGACGCAGCGTATCTCATTGCTGTCTGGTCACTTGCTCAAAGCACCGACCAGGATGGCCTTGCGCCGTGCGACCAGCACAGACGAGGGCGATCTGCTCCTGATGGTCAATGATACCGACGGCACAATGGCTGCGTTCAGCATCATGCGTTCGCAGCAGATCACGGCGCCGTCCGAATTCATTAGTGATGGATTGTTCAAAGATGTCAGCGTTGACGTGACCGACATTTATGCGGTGGTCAAGCGCACATTCAGCAGCACTGACAAATACTTCGTTGAGCTGTTCAGCTTCGATCGGTTCACTGATTGCGCGTTTGTTGGTGGTGCAGCTGCTAGCGCCAGCAGCCTGCCACACATTGGCAAGTCACTCAATGTCATTTGTGATGGGGTGCCGCAGGGCAATGAAACTGTGAGCGGCGGTGGCTCTGTCACGTTTGATCGCGCCAGCACATCCAGCTACGAAGTTGGCTTGCCGTTTACTGTGTACGCTAAAACCATGCCTGTTGAAGTTAAGTTGCAAACCGGCACGCGCATCGGGTTTAAAAAGCGAATTGTTGAGATCAATGCGCTGGTGGACACCACTCAGCACCTGGCGCTCAACCAGAACCCTGTGCCATTCCGCACATTTGACAATCCATTGTTGAACTTGCCGGAACCAACATTCACTGGCAGCAAGCGCGTCAATGGCGTGCTTGGCTACAGCCGCGAGGCAAGCGTTGAAATATCACAGAGCTTGCCACTCAAAATGACCCTGCTTGGTCTTGAGTACAAGATCGCGGTGACTGGAGGAACATAATGTTTGAGGGACTCAATTTCTCTGGAGTTGACTACAGTCTGAGCGGTGGCTTCTCTGCGCCGTCTGGCCTGGGCTTTAACGCCAGCAACATTACCTATGACTTGAACAGCGGATTCGGATCGACTGCCTCGCTGTCTGGCATTGATGCGTCTGCCTACGCATTCACTGACCCAAGCGCCTACAAGATCGGCAGCTTCGACTACAGCATCTTTTCTGGCCTAGACACATCGAGCGGCTTTGACTGGGCCAACATCATCAACGCGGGCAGCAAATTCATCACGGCTGCAGGCAACGTGGCAAGCACGGCTGGCAGTTATCTTGGCCCCGCATTCAATGCTCTACAAACCGGCCTAAATTCTGCCGCTCCCTATTTGCAATTGGCTTCGGCCATCACCAGCGCGGGCGCCCAAAAAACTGCAGCCATCTATCAGCAAGGTCTGTACGAAGTGCAGGCGTTGGATACACTGCGCCTGGCGCAGATTCGCACCGACCAAGACCAGAAGTATGCAGCCATCCAAGCTGGACGCAAGCTGTTGTCAGCTGAGCGCCAGGCGCTGAACTACACAATTCAAGGCAACACACTGTTGCGGGGCATGGAGCGCTCTAACTCTGCCGTGCGTGCCCGTGCTGCAGCCAATGGCATTGTGTACAACGAAGGATCAGCTGCCGCAGTCCAAGCAGCCAACGTGGGCGCAACCTACCGCGACGTTGGTATGTCAAACCTTAATGCTTTGACTGCTCGCATCTTGGGCTTTGAGGACGCAGGCGCAATGATCTTGGCATCCAAAGAACAAGCTGAACTGACCATGAGCGCAGCCGAAGCGCAAGCCAGCCAGATGCGTTTGGCCGGTCAATTTGCTGTGGACAGTGGCGGTTTGCTTTCTGGCGCCACATTGCTGCAAGGTGGTCTGAACTTTGCTCAGACTGTTCGCAATCCATTTACTCCTGGCTAAACTATGGCAGACCTTCCACTTCTCCAATCAGGCCGTGTTGAAGCGGCTGGCATTCCTGGCGCAGTGCTGCCAACGGTCAATGCACCGCAGGTTGACTACGTCGGCTTGAAGGCTGGCGCTCAGTACCAGAACACTGTCTCGCAGACATTGGATCGCTTGAGCAACCAGCTGTTTGGCATTGCCAAGACGGCGGCCACCGAGGCTGGGTTGCAGTACGCTGCTGACAATCCGCTGACAGATGAGCAGCTGCAGGCGGCAAAGATGGGCGACCTGGGCGCAATGAAGTCTGGTGGCGCTCTGAACATTTTTGACCAGGCGGTGCGCAAAGCCAGATCATTTGAGCTGTCTAGCACGTTTGAGATGGAAGCACGCAGCCAAATGACCGGCATGCTGACTGCCGTTGAAATGGGCAAAGCCACCACCGAGCAGGTTCAAAACAGGCTGTCCACCATGATGGATGGCTTTAGCCGCAGCTTGGCACAAGTCGATCCAGAAGCCTCGCTCAAGTTCCGCGCCACCAGCGCCACCATGGGCAACACCGTGTTGGCCAAAGCTGCCGAGTTTGAGATGAAGCGCGAGAAAGCCCAGCGCCTGGCTAGGTTCGACGCTGACTTTGACAATGTCACACGCTTGCTTGAATCAACCGTATCGCAGGGCTTTTGGGTTGATCCCAAGACCCAGCAAAAGCGCAGCATCGATGAGCTCGCAGACGTTTATCGCCAATCGATCACAACCAGCGCTCTGCTGCTTGGCGATGTCACGGTGCAAAAAAGCTATAGTGACAAGTTTGAAGCAGCACTTAAAAGCGCCAAGATCAATGCTGTAACTAAGTTTCTTCTTACAGACGAGACGGCAATGGCCGATACCGAAGCCACACTTAAAAACATTCAAGTTGGCAATGTGGGCCGGATGAGCGACTTGGTCAAGGGCATGCTGATGTCAGACTATGGCAGCATAGAAAAAGTTTCTGCCAATTACATGGTTGCTGTCAATGCGCGTAACTCTGCCATCAACACGAAGATTGCAGCTGACAAACGTGCAGCCGTCCTAGAGTTTGTTCCGCTGTATGAGAAGGCTGTTGCAGCCCCAGAAGGCAGCCCAGCGCGCAAACAATTTACCAACGATATTGCAGCACTTGCAAGAAGATCACCAGACGCTGTGCCGCTAGGTGTACTTAAAGACTTGCTAGAGCCAAGCAAAGAAGGTAACCCGCTAGCTGAGTTCAATATTTTGAACGGCATCTTTAATGGCACTGTGACCAGCCCAGAGCAGATCATGGGTAACAATACATTAAACGCCAAGCAAAAGGTCGGAGCGCTCAAGTTCTTTATGGGTGAAGATCGACGCGACGGGCAAGAGCTAAACACTGGATTGGCCAGATTGGCTGGCATTCCCACCACGCCAGGTGCAGTGACCATCATTGATCCCAAAGGTCAAGAGTTTCAGCGCTTGCAGCAGCTTAAGTCAAAGGCCCAGGCAATTCAATCGCAGGCCACAGCCGAAGGCAAGTTCTTGCAGCCCAAGGCAATCCTTGACCAGATATCAAAAGAGGTGGAGACAAGCCGCAATACTGAGCAGGCCAAGGCTGCAAAGAAAACGCTGGAGACAGTCTGGGAAAAGAAGGCTGGCGGCCCAATCACACGCGAGACTTTGCCTGCTTTAGAGCAGAGCAAAAAGCTCAAGCCACAAGAAATCACACAAATTAAGCGTCTGCTTGACCAGGCAGAAGGGAATCTGTAATGGCCTTCAATGCAATTGAAAACAAATATCTGTCAGCTCTGACAGCAGTACAGTTTCCAACAGAGCCGATGGAGCCTAATACGGCAGCACAGACTGACAGACCAATGGCTCCTGGTCAACGACCTGGCGACATCCTGGTGGCCGAGGTTGGATCTAGGGGTTTGCCGGAAAGTGCGTACAGTGGCCGCTCACCTGACACTATGAAAGAGTACGACCCTACGGTGCGCGAGCGCTTGGCCAGCTTTTTACAGGCTGGGTTTGAAGGCATGGGCGTGGATCGCTTTAAAGCCCGTCAGAACGCGCAAACCCTTTTAGGCGGCCCTAGTAGCAACCTACCTTTAAACCTAGGTTTTGCAGACGTTGTGCCCTTTCTAGGTACTGGCTTGCAAACACAGGAAGCTGTGCGTATGGGTGAGGATGCAATTACATCTGCACAGCAGGGGAACTACGGCACAGCTGCCATGCAAACTGGTGGCGCTGTGCTAGGACTGATTCCAGGTGTGGCCAGCACGGTCAAAGCTGCCAAACCACTAATTCCAAAAGCAGCCGAGATGACTATGAATGCGCTGGAAAGAAGCGGCATGCCTGCCCGAGGCTTGGGCATTGTTGAGTCTGGCCCAGGCAGCATGCAAGCCCCAGCGTTAAACCGACAAGAAAAAGCAATTATCAGCAGCGGTGCTGGCCGCAAGCAAGGTGTTAAGCAAGAAGCCACTGATGTGGCAACAAGCCTTAAATCAAACTATCTAGAGGCTGATGGATGGGCCCCAATTGAAATTAACAAAGTACAGCCAAAATTTGACAAAGCAGGCAAATACATAAAAGTCGAAGTCGAACCAAAAGCGATACCGTATGACTTTCATATACCGCCAGCAGATGTGCCAGTTGAAGCATGGCAAGCCACAATGTCGTCGCGTGTTTTAGATGAAGTGCAGACCGTTGTTGACCGTGCTGGTGCCGGAGATAAAGCTGCGCTGGATATCTTGGCAGAAGCCAGCTGGTACAGAACTATGCGCGACAGATTGCGCTCTGAGTTTGGCGGCATTGGTGATGTGTTTGCGGATGTCTTGGGTACAACCTCAGCACAAACAGACGTTCGCCAAAACTTTAAAAACGCTGTAACAGTTCTTACTAAATTTAGCCGGGGTGATTACGATCAAACGCTAGCAGCCCTTGAGCAAAGGATTGCCAAAGGTCAACCAGTAGATCCCGAAACTTTGACAGCTTTAGACAAAGCTGGTGATTTTGAATTGATCAAGAGTGATGCCGGCAAACTTTTTAATACAAACAGTCCGGCAACCATGGGCGCTTTGCTTGACATGTTCCGCTCAATTAAGGCTGGGGATTCACCTAAGACACCTAACTTTACTGGCAATTTAATTGGCTTGACTAATGAGGCAACCATTGATGTCTGGGCAGCTAGGATGCTGCGCAGATTAGCTGACTTGCCAAGAATTCCACCGCCAGCAGAAAAGGGTGTGGGTGGTGCTCACACTAAAGGTTCAACTTTGTTTGATCCAAAAGTTAGTGGCGAGTTTGGTTTTGGCCAGGATGTATTTCGAGAAGCAGCAGACGAAATCAACAAAAGCGGGATTATCAAAAATGTTGCACCAGACATTGGTGATCTTGGCCCAGATGATTTGCAAGCAGTTGCCTGGTTCATTGAAAAAGAAAAGTGGACAAACAACAACTGGACAACCAAAGCCGGTGAAGGTGGCTCGCTTGATTATGAAATGTCTCTTGCTGGTGCCACAGATCAGTCAAGAGTAAATGAATTACGCAAAGGTATCAACGCATCATTCCAGCCGCCCGGCAGGCGAAAGGGTGAAACGGTTATGGGCGAACAAGCGTATGAGTACCGAGTCAGTCCATTGCGGGAACAGGATCTTGCAAACAAAGAGGCCATGCGAAAAGAGCTGATGGCATCCAAGGCCAATGTTGATCGGTATGCCCTGGGCGTATCTGGTGAGCGCCCTGGTAAACCCATGAGCAATTACGCGCAAGCCGAGTTGGCCGCGGAGTTTGATGATGTTGTGCGCAACGATAAGAGCGTGGTTACATACAACCTGGCTAACACATACGGCTCATTTATGGGCCAGACCGAGCGAGCTTTGAATGCTGAGTTTGTGGCCAGACAGGACTTTAACCCTGCTGCGCTTGAGCGTCGCTTGGTTGAGCAAGGCAAGTCCTACGACCAAGACGCTGTGTTTATTTCCAAGGTTATGAACAGCGGCACCGGCCCCAACAGTAGACCAGGCGTTGAAATCTACTTTAAGCAAAAAATTACCCCAGCCGAAATGGCTGCAGTTACGGCCAAGCTGCGGGAATATGGCGTTGATGGGTTTACCTATGTGACAGACATGAGGTTTGGCGACCGCGTCAACGTGCAGGCAAAGTCTGGTGGTGCAGAGACTGCTGGGCTAAATGGCCTGCGTTTCCAATATATCCCTGAGTTTGATGATGCGTATACCGTGGGCAACAGGGCCGCAATAATGGCTGAAAAACAAAGGTTGTTTGATAAAGTAGTTACAGATATAATTGATAATGGAAACGTATCAGATGCCAGAGTGCTGTGGTACGACACCAAAGTCTATTTTAGGAGTGACTACGATGCTTACCTTGGAAGAAATGTTGAAGGAACGGGAACAGCGCCTGGGCAGCAATCACCCAGCGGTGCAAATGTTGCGCAACCAAATACAAGCCGGGAAGTCAAACCAAAGTCTAGAGGGCTTATATCTGACAGGCTCAGTCAAGAAGACTCAGGAACAAGCAAACAAGTAACCGGGGGCCGTCGCGCTCCGCAGTCTGGAGCTAAGTGATGGCCATTCAACCACTTGACCAACGCCTAAACAGCATCTTGCCTACCGCTGCACCAGCTGCAGCACCAGCCGATCCAACCAAGCTGGAGCCCATGCCTGCCGACCCGGCACAAATGGAGACCGAAACCCTCACCGCTGACAAGCCTGGTACACCCAGCATGACCGAAGGCATCCAGGTTGCCGGCCCCATGGATGCAGCCATTCGCAAGCTGGTTACACGCCAAGGCACCAAGGCCGAGCGCAACCTGGTGCCAGAAGCTGCGCGTGCAGTTGAAGGCACGCTGCCAGAAGCGTCAAAGGCTGGCCGTTACAAACTTATCCCAGAAGCAGATCAAACACTGACAGACACTGTCGGTGCAGCTGTCAGTCGCAGACAAACATTTGGGATTACTCAGGGTAAACCCGGTGGTTCACCTGATGAGCCTTTCAACTTGTCACGCTACCAGACCGAGGACGCTGCCGGCATAGTGGCTGGTGTGGCCGATGCACTGAACATCAGAACCAAGGCTGTGACGTTTGATGAGATCAAGGCCAAGGCTGCTGAGTCTGGCATCAACGAATCGTTCTTAACCAGGTTGATTGGCGCTGACGGCAAGATGATGGCCAACGCTGTTGAGACCTATAAAGCGTTAGAAGTTCTGGAGTCGAGCGCCAAGGAGCTAGACAAGCTGTTCAAGCTGGTCAACTCTGGCATGGCCACCGACGCTGACAAGCTCATGCTGCGTCAGCAAGTGGCATTTCATGGCCTGATCCAAAAGGGTGTCAAGGGTATTCAGACCGAGACAGCTCGATCTCTAGCAGTGTTTCGCATACCCCGCGACGGCAACGCCCAGGTCATTCGTCAAGTCTTGGATGAGTATGGTGGTGAAGGTGCCTTGCAAGACATGGCCAAAAGCTACTTGTCGCTGGAGTCTCGCGCTGCCCAGAATGCCATGATTGAAAAGTCAATGATGTCGGGCTTAAAGGATGTCTGGTTTACCACCTATATCAACGGGCTGTTGTCTTCGGGTGTATCGCATGCCAAAAACATTGTGTCCAATACACTGTTTGGTGCCTATCAAATACCAGAGCGTATGGTGGCGGCCATGTACGGCAACGTGCTGCCACCTGGCGTGCGCAGTTTTAGGGCATTAGTGCCAGGTTCTGAGGCCGAAAAGATTGGTATGGATGAAGCCCTCACTATGGTGATGTCGCTTCGCAATGGAGTCATGGAAGGCATGGAGCTGGCAAGTACTGCCTGGAAGAACAACGCGCCCAGTGATCTAATGAGCAAAATTGAAATGCAGCGTGGCGGTAATGAACCCACGATCAGCTCTGGCGCGTTTGGCATTGAGCAAGACAAGTGGTTTGCCAAAGCGATAGATTATTACGGCACAGCGGTAACCATTCCTGGCCGAGCGCTGCTAACAGAAGATGAGTTCTTCAAGGGTGTGCTGTACCGCATGGAGCTGAACACCCAGATTACACGCAGGGGTAAGGTTGTCTATCGCGAAGGCGTTGAGTCTGGCTTGTCTGAGACAGATGCTATGGCTAAGGCATCCCTTGAAGTTGAGGGTTTGTTTATGAACCCACCTCGAGATCTGGACGAAGCGGCCATGCTGTTTGCCCAAAAAGGCACATTTACTGCTGAGCTGCCACCAGCGCTAAAAGCTTTGCAAGAAGTGTTCAATCACCCAATATTAAAAATTGTGGTGCCGTTTTTTAAGACGCCAGCCAACATCGGCTTGCAAGTACTTGAGCGCACGCCCTTTGCCCCGCTGTCATCACAGTGGCGTGAAGAGGTCGCCAAGGGCGGCATCTACCGGGACATGGCCTTGGCTAAAGTTACGCTGGGATCGGCCTTTGTAGCCACCTATGCAGCCTTGGCAGCAGAGGGCCAGATCACTGGTCGCGGCCCTGAGCGCCAAGCAGACCGTGAGGCTTTGATGCGTGATGGCTGGATGCCCTACTCTATCAAGGTTGGCGACACTTACTACAGCTACCAGGGCATGGAGCCAGTCTCCGCTTTGATGGCCATTGCTGCCGACTACGCAGAGTATGCCAAGTACGAACCCGATGCCAGCAAAGTAGAAGAAGTATTCCTGGGCGCTACCTATGGCCTGTACGAATACATCAAAGAGCAGCCCTATCTGCAGGGTGTGGCTGACGTGGCCAAGCTGATCGGCACCAACCAGCAGGGCGCTGTGGATGGCAAAAAAATTGTCGATGGCCTGGTCAAACAGTTCGGTGGTTTTGCCATTGGCGGCTCCCCTGCTGGTGTCTACAGCTCACTGGTGGCTGGTATATCGCGCCTGTCAGATCCAACCAGGAAGGACACACGCGCCGACCCCGAGCTACCCATGGGTGTGCGCGGGTTTGTCGAGGCGTTCAACAAGTACAAATCACGCCTGCCCTACTTTAACTCCGATCTGCCCGAGGCATTGAACCTTTGGGGTGACCCGGTGCTGACATCGCGTGGCAACCCCATGGAGCTGGTGCTGCCGACCCGCGTCAGCCCTGCTCAGTTCAGCCTGGTTGACGACGCCCTGGTGCGCATTGGCTCACCCGTTGGCATGCCCGACAAGAAGGTTGACGGTGTCGAAATGACGGCTGAGCAGTACAACCGCCTGCTGACAATCTACGGCAAAGAGCTGCCATCCAAACAAGGCATCATGGACGTGATGATGTCCCCAGGGTTTACCCTTCTGTCATTGGATGACCAGCAAAAAACCGTGCAGTCGGTTCACAGCAAATACATGCAAGCAGCTCAAGGCCAACTCAAACAAGAAGACCCTGCATTGCAGGCGCGGATTGCTGAGCTGCAAGAGCTGCGCAAGGCCAATGGCCTCTATTACAAACCTTAAAAAAATCGTACAATTTCCACTAGGAAGGATTGAGTTATGCCGATTCCAATTTCAAACGTAACCCGCCGAGTTGTATACGCAGCCAGTGGCACTGGCCCGTATGCGTTCACCTTTGAAATTCTGGCGAACACCGACATCGCTGTTTTCCGGGATGACACGCTGTTGACACTGACCACCGACTACACGGTGACCATTGCCGCAAACGGCACCGGCTCAATCACCCTGGTGGCCACACCCACTGGTGCGACACAGATCGCCATTGTTGGCAACCGCACTATCCAGCGCACTACAGACTTTGTGACTGGTGGCGACTTCTTTGCCAACACGGTCAACGATGAGATGGATCAGCAGACCATCTTCGCGCAGCAGAATGCCGAGGGTTTGCAGCGTGCGCTAAGCGCACCGCAGACTGACCCCACCACCATCAACATGACATTGCCCCGTGCATCTGTGCGAGCTAGCAAGGTGCTGTCGTTTGATGCAACTGGCAACCCTGCAGCCACAGAGTTTATTGGATCTAACCGTGGCAACTGGGCAAGCGGCACGCTGTATTACGTCCGAGACATCATCAAGGACACAACCAACAGCAACATCTGGCAAGTTATTACGCAGCACACATCAAGCGGTTCATTGCCAATTGGCACCAACGCTGATGCGGCAAAGTTCACCTTGCTGGTTGACGCAGCTGCTGCTGGAACGTCGGCCACAGCTGCTGCTGCTTCAGCATCGGCAGCCGCAACATCTGCAAGCAATGCATCCACATCGGCCACCAATGCGGCCAGCTCTGCCAGCACCGCGTCGACCCAAGCAAGCAACGCTTCGACCTCTGCCACCAACGCGGCAAACTCTGCCAGCGCTGCATCGAGTTCAGCCAGTACGGCTAGCACAGCAGCCACAAACGCTGGCACCAGCGCAACAGCTGCTGCAACAAGTGCAACAAATGCAAGCAACAGCGCAACCTCGGCCAGCACCTCGGCCAGCAACGCAAGCAGCTCAGCATCGGCAGCCAGCACGTCTGAATCCAATGCAAGCACATCTGCGACTAATGCCGCCAACTCAGCAAGCACTGCTACCACCCAGGCGACCAATGCGTCAACCAGTGCAGGCACGGCCACCACGCAGGCGACAAACGCTGCTAGCTCTGCTACCGCAGCCGCTGCTTCTGCCGCTGCAGCTGCTGCCAGCTTTGACGCATTCGATGACATCTACCTGGGTGCCAAAGCAAGTAACCCAACCGTTGACAACGACGGCAATGCGCTAACCACTGGTGACCAGTACTTTAATACTGTGGCTAATGAACTGCGCGTTTGGAATGGTTCAGCCTGGCAGACTGCGTCTACAGTTGGCGGCACGGTGACCAGCATAAATGTCACTGGTTTGGCAACGCTAGCTACTGGTGCTATTTTAAATACACCCGCGTCTGTAACGCTAAGCAATGCAACTGGCCTACCCCTAACAACTGGAGTGACAGGAACTTTACCTACTGCCAATGGCGGTACAAACCTAACATCATTCACATCAGGCGGTGTGGTTTACGCATCTAGTTCTAGTGCATTGGCTACTGGCTCTGGGCTTCAGTTTAACGGGACAAATTTGGGTGTGGGTGTTACGCCTACCTCAAGACTGACAACCTCTGGGCCAACGGGAACTAGCAACGGGCTTACGATTGTTGATATAGACTATAGCAACGACACGCATCAAATTTACGGAAACAACTCACTGCATATTTCCTCTGGTACGGGAGGTGCGGGGGCAATTTTATTTAAACCAGCTGGCACAGAAGGTATGCGCCTCACCTCAACAGGGTTGGGTATTGGTACAAGTTCGCCAGCACAAACACTTCATGTAAAAACATCAACATCATCAACACCAATTACTTTGGGTGTGTTGTCAAACGCTACAGGCTTGCCAGCTTTGTCATTTAATGGTTCATACG